CTAGATATTCATTTAGTTTTATAAATGGTTTTTGCTGTTCAAAATCAAATCTGTTAATGGCATCTTGTAATTTTGCATTAGCTAAAGCCTCTTTATCTGCTCCTACTTGTGCTAGTCTTTCAATGTCTTGATAATCTGCTGCTCCCAGCGTAGGTGCTGTACTCATAGTATTTATCATAGCGTCTCGTTCTCTATTAAATTGATCTGAGTAAACTTCATTAGCTAGTCTGCCTAATGAGTCTGCTAATACTTCTTGATTTGCAGCAGAGCCTAAACGACCAGCAGCACTAAATTGTGATTGTACTTTTGATGTAACATCATCGGCCATTTGATTAAAAAGAGCTTGTGAATAGGGATTTGATGTGGGTGAAAGATAATCACCAGATAATATCTTGTTTGCTTCTTCTTGACTCAAATTTAATAAAGGACTACCAGCAGTAGCTCTTGCAGTCGCCAAATCAAGTGCAGTTTCTGTTTCTGGTGCAAATCCTGTATATGTAGCATCAGGGAAAAACTGTGGTAAATCAGACTCAAATAAATCTTGGCTATAATCTATAGCTTGAGATAAATATGGTCTTATAAACTCTGATGGTTCAGTAGCAGTAGTTGTTGTTACATTTGATGGGTTTGATCCTTTTGACATTTTATATTTCCTTGTTTAATAAGTATGCTTTAACTTTATATCCTTTCAGCTTTCGCACCCACCCTTTACGCCCAGCGACTTCTATGTGAGTACAATTTTGTAATTTTGCAAATTTTTCTACAACTTGTTGTAGATTATCTAACCAATTATCAAGGTTAGATCCACCAGCCAAAAAGTATCTTAGCACCTTTGACTGTGGGTATTTTGCTATCTCTGTTACGATAGCACTTTCAACTCGATCATTATTCCAACTTATAAAAAGTTGCATACGATCATCTATTAAGCCTTCATATATGTCCTCTATGTTATATGTTTCGTCTAAGGCTTTTATTAATAATGGAGATGTTTGTCTCCAAATAAATTCAACATCTTCTGATGGTACTCGTGTTACTAAATTATCCAATGATACAATATGATAAAGTTTGATCTGTGTTTCCTGAACTTGCATGAGTTAAGGTTGCACTACCATTAGCTCTGGCCGACACATGAAGTGTGTTGAGAGCAGTTCTACCATTCGCTGTAGTTGGCATAAACAATATTACAGAGTTACCACTAATACGAGCATCTGTCAAAGTTGATGATGTTGCACTTGCAGTTAATGTTATTGTGCCTGTGCTATTCAGCTTACCATCTATCGTGTTATTAAGTGATGTTGAAACTAATCTTAAATGTTGACTTGTATCTGGTATAGATAAAGGAACTCTTGGAAACTGATTATCTGCCACCTTCAGGTCTCGCTTCTATATCTACTCCTGACATCGTATCAAAGTTACCATTAACACTAACTCTTATGCGATGATACCTAGAGGTAGATCGTAAAGGACAAGTGCCAGTATCGTTAGTATTAACAGCAGAACCAGTTGAAGTTGTATCAAGTTGTGACTGCCTTGTAATGGGAGTGACAGTAACAGTTGTGTTTGTTGTACCATCAACTATTGGTCTGCACTCAATAAGTGTTGATCTCTTTCCTTTTGCTCCTTCAAATTCTGTTGTATCTACTGTAGCAGATAGACTGTTTGCAATAAATTTTCCAAACTTGTTTGCTGAATTAAAACCAGCAAGACCAACAATACCTTCTTTGTAGAAGTATGAGTCTAGTGACTTTGGTAGATTGTCTAGGTCTCCTAACACATCAAGGCTTTCTAATGTGGTAAATGCTTCTTGTGATGCACTTGCGATAAACTCTAGGTCTTGTCCACTACCAGTTGACCATTTATCTACTGCATAGTTATAGATAAGAAGTTTGTTGTTGGTAGTTCCTGTAGCACCTGATCCACGATATGACCAAACAACAATACTATTGTTAGGATCGACAGCAGATGTAATACCATCTAGGTTAGATGAAAGATCATCAAAGAAGAAGTTATCTACTTTACCATTACCAATAGGTGTTAATTGTTGTCCACCAGTTAGTTTATAAAAACCATCTTGTGCTAAAAAGAAAACCATGTTTCCATAAGAAGCAACAGACTTAGGAGCAAATGCACCAATATTATCTGCAATCTTATCAAACTGGAAAATCAATGGCACACCGACATAAGACATTCTATAGATTGCCTTTTCCATAAAAATCACACCAGCACTCTCACCACCGACAATGGCTTGAATATTACCATGTGATCCTACAATATCTTGGAAACCTGATTGCGTTGATTGACTCGGTGTCCATGTAGAACTGTCGTTAATACCTGACCACTTTACTCTTTGGTTGTATACTGTGCCTGATTCATTTGTATATCCAGCTACAACAAAGTCTCTAATGACTGCAATATATTTTGCTTTAAGAGAAACAAGATCACTAAAAGCACTACTTGTACCTTCTGTAAACTTCTGAATATTGTCTGCAAAGTTTGTTGCAATAATGTTTGAACCAAACTGTGTAAATGCCCAAAAGTCTCTTGCATTTTCTGTAGTCGAATTGTTATAGCCACCAGCTTTACTTTTATCTTGAAAGACTAGAGAGGAGTCCATCTGATAAAGTTTGGTAGCGTCACCAGCATAGTTCGTAGAACCACTAGCACTAAAACTTGTAAATAAACCAACAGCACTACCTGTTAATCCTGTACCACTTAATGCCTGAAAACCAGCTAGGCTTTTATAGCCTTTTGCAAGAGGTAAGACATTATCAACTACTAAAGCACCTGAGTTCTCATAAGTAGGTAGGTCAGCTTGTAAATCGCCAAAATCGATCATCTAAGCCACCTGTGGTGTGGACATCTGTAATGGTGATGATGTAGTAGATCCTCGTGATGAAGTTTCGTTTGCATTTTTTAATGCTTCTTTATACAGAGTTGCCCAAGTATTTATCCTTTCATCTTGCATAATAAATGGTGCTGACTCAGCCAGTGAACCATATAAATACAACTCAGGATAATTAGTTAATATTGTATTTGTTGTATTGTCGTCTGATAATGCCGATATTGTTTTGTAATAGTTTATTTGCAAGGTTGTAGCACTGTCAGGTGCTATACCTAACAATATGTTAGATCCCACTATAGTAAAATATGTCGGTTTACCGCTTGTTTGACTCGTATTATATTTATTGTAAAAATCTGTATTACTCATAAATCTTAAAGTACAATAAGGGTTGCTTTGATATATAACAGTAGTTGCCTCTAAATATCCTGTAGGCAGAGAATAACTTTGTGTACCAGCAACTGTTGTTGTGGAAGTATCAGTGTTTACCATTTCTCTAACTCGCAACTCTCTATTGAGTCTAGCCTCAGTCAAAGTAATAAAATCACCTAAGTATGCAGTGAGATCACTTCTATTGAGATAGTTCGCAATAGTAGTTTTTAAATTGGAGTATGTGTCTAATGCCATTATAAGTTACCTGTATATATTCTAAAATGTCTGTTATCAGAGTCGTTTAACCAACGAAAAAATCTAGTCTTATCTAAAACTTTTCCATTGTAATTTAAGATGCCTTGTTTAGCTAATTGATGAACTACAATGTTTGGCAGTCTAGCAACACGATATCCTTTTTCATGTTCTAATGCTTTTGCTTTATATGCACCTTCGTTTTGTGCTTTTTTATTAGCATCTAAGATTTCTTTGATAGTTGCCTGATCTTGGTAGTTTTCAATATGATATTTATTCTCAGCTTCATCAACTATAAGATTTGTTTTAACTGATGATTGATCGTTAGGATCGTTAAGTGAGAATTTTTTTGCCATTACTTTATCGCTTTAGCTATCATCGCATCTATTGTGTCTTTCATGGATAAACCTTGATTACCTGAAATGCTTAACATTGGATCGTATTTACGATCACCCATAGATGTTTGCTTAGATTGTTTTTTACCATCGCCTTTAGAAATCATTTGGTCTGATTTCTTTGCGTTTTCTACAACCTTAAACAACCTTGATGTATGTTTTTTGTTTGTAAATATTGCCATTTTTTCCTCTCTATATGTAAAGGGGGTGCATTAAACACCCCCAGTCCTTTGACTACAAATAATTATGCAGTTAAGTTAAATATTCCGTAGTTTGCGTTTGGTGCTTTTGCA